TGGAGGCGAACGCCTCCCTACCGCCTGTGACAGATGCAAGCTACGGCAAGCGCCTGATCGATTTCCTGGACGTTGTCAAGGCAGCCATCGATGGCGTCGTCGGTGACGGCGTATCTGCCGAGTGCTTCGGAGACGCCTACAACTGGCGGGACATCCTGACCGGCTGGGTGGGTATCGTGGAGGCCAGCACTGCCAGCGCGGTGGAGACCGGCGCTGCAGCCGCTGAGCTGGTACATCGTGCGACCGCCTGCGTCACCGCCAGCAAGGCGAGTGGCCGCCAGCCTGTGCGCCTGGAATGACCTATCTGCTGACGGACGCGCTGCCGCATACCGTTGATGTGGGGGGTGTCTCGTACGAGGTCACGACAGACTTCAGGCTGTTCGTGGCCTTTGAGCGGGACGCCTTTTGCGACCGTTGGGACGCCGCTGCGGCATGCAAAACGTTGGAGTGGTTTTACCCTGACGGAATCCCGGCGGACGTTCCGGCGGCGCTGGATGCGTTCGTGTCGTTTTACCGGGGCGGCCTCTTTGAGGCGCTGGACGCCGCGGGTAACCCCAACCGGCCTACCAACGGGCGCAAATGCATTCCCTACGCATTTGACACAGACGACCGGCGCATCTATGCAGCCTTCCACCGTCGCTATGGCATCGACCTGGCGGCGGTGGACTTGCATTGGTACACCTTCCGGGCGTTGTTGAGCGGCCTGTATGAACCGGATTTTGAGACGGTCGTAGGGTATCGCGCTATGGACACGTCCCGGCTGGACAAGGCACAAGAACGAGAATACCGAAGATTACAGAACGCTTACGAGCTGCACAAGCCTGGCGACTGCACAGATAGCGGCATGATCGATTGGGATGCGTGGGCAGCGGACAAGAGACGACGATTGAGCGGAGGTGAGTGATATGGGCGCAGATGGCCACGTAAGGATCGAGATTTCCGGCGACAGCACGCCGCTGGAGAAAGACCTACAGCGGGTCGAAAAAGAGGCTGATGACTCCATGTCCGCCGTAAAAAAAGGCGCGCAGAAGGCAGAAGACGCCCTGAATGACATGGGAGAGGCTGCCAGAGACGCCTGTGACAGCAAAGTGACCGGCGGCTTGGAGGATGTGGCGGACGCTCTGGCGAATGTCGGCGACAATGCTGGGGACGCTGGCAAGGGCGTGGAAGACACAGGCAAAAAAGCGGAGAGCGTCTGGAAAAAGCTCGAAGGGATGTCCGAGAGCGCTGCCGACCTCCAGGACGCCCTGGCCAACACGGTCAAGCAGAGCGCTGCCACCATCGGCAAAACCTTTGCGGTGGTCGGCGCAGGCGTTGCCGCTGTCGGTACCGCAACCGCAGGCGTGCTGGTCAACCTGGGCAACGGCTATAACAAGGCTGTCAATCAGATCAGCGCGGCGACAGGAACCACCGGAAAAGAGCTGGAACAGCTGGGGCAGATCGCCCAGAACGTGTACAGCCACAACTTCGGCGACTCTCTGGAAGATGTGGCGGACGGCATCTCTGTGGTGCGGCAGAACACCCAGCTGATGGGCGAGGAGTTGCAAGCGGCTACAGAGGCTGGGTTTGCCCTGCGGGATACATTTGGCTACGATTTGAGCGAGAGCGCACGGACGGCCAGTGCGCTCATGAAAAACTTTAGTATTGACGCAAACACGGCGTACAACATCATCGCCACCGGCGCGCAGAAGGGCGCAGACCAGAACGGCGATCTGCTGGACACCCTGAATGAATACTCAACCCAGTATGCGGCGCTGGGGCTGTCCGCCGACCAATTTGTCAACGGCTTGATTGCCGGTGCGGAAGCCGGTGTATTTAGCATCGACAAAGTAGGCGACGCCGTCAAGGAGTTTAACATCCGTGCAAAGGATGGCTCCAAATCCACAACCAGCGCATTTGCCACCCTCGGACTGAAAGCCAGCACGACCATGCAGGCGTTTGCCAAGGGCGGTGACACGGCGCAAAAAACCTTCTTCCAGGTTATCGAAGCCTTGGAGGCGATGAAAGATCCCGTTCAGAAGAACCAGACCGCCGTGGCGCTGTTTGGCACCCAGTACGAGGACTTGGAAAAGACTGTGCTGCCGGTGTTGGCCAGCATGGAGGACGCAAGTAAAGATGCGTATGACGCTCTGGGCGAGATCAATGAGATCAAGTACAAAGACCTTGGCTCTGCCCTCCAGGGACTGGAACGCACCATTGAGGGTGCACTCATCCCAGCGGCCAGCGAGATCGCCAGTGGCCCTATGATGGATGCTATGGCACAGCTGCAAAAGATGGCCAACGATCTGGCGAAAAGCATCAAGGCAGGGGAATTTGATAGCGTATTTGAGGGGATCGCCGATGGTATCACAGGTGTTATCAGGATGCTGCCTAAGATCAGAGACGGCATCAAAAAAATCGCCCCCGTGGTATCCAATATCGCAGGCATCACCATGGATTTTTTGTCCGTTGTGGTCGACAATATCGACTTGGTGATTTCTGCGATTGCCGGTGTCAGTACCGCCATTGCGGCGCTGAAGCTCCTGACATTTATCGGCGATGTTACGCAAGCCGTAAAGACACTAACCGCAGCGTTTTCGCTGTCGGCTGGCCCCATCGGGTTGGCTGTGGTGGCAATTGGGGCGTTGGCGGCGGTAATTACTGACGTTGCTATCTCTGGTGACAGCGCAAGCGACATCTTGCGAGACAACACGGAGGCGACTCAAAAACTCCGAGAAGAAAGCGAAAAGCTCACCGAAGAATGCGAGCGAAACCGGGAAGAACGCCAAAAGAATGCGGATGCAGCCGAGACGGAAACGGCAATGGCTGAAGAATATGCCAAAAAGCTCAGCGACTTGGCCGGAAAAGAAAATAAGAGCGCAAGCGAGAAAAAGAAGATGGCTAAGTACGTTGAGAAGCTCAACGACCTAGTGCCGAACCTGAGCCTCAAGTATGATGAGGAAAAGGATCAGCTGAACAAATCCACTGACGCTATCTATCGCAACATCGACGCACTCAAAGAGCAGGCCAGGGTAAAGGCATACACGGAAAACTATGAGGCTGCCGTGAAAGAGCAGGCCGAAGTAGAAAAAAAGCTGAACGATGCAAGGGTACAGTACCACAAGAACTTGGAAGAACTGGACAGAGCGCAACGGAAGTTAAACGCTGTCTCACCGGCAGACCAACCGGCTCTCTATGACAAGCTCTCTGCGAAGGTCAATATTGCCAAGAAGAACGTGGAGGAAAGCAAAAAAGCGTTTGACGACCTATCCGACAGCTTCCGCCAGTCGTCCTCTGATATGGACTATTGGGGGAAAAAAAAGGAGGAAGAAACAGACGCTCAGGCAGTCGTTGACAACTTGAATAAACTGGCAAACGTTGCGGAAGAAGCAGGCATCAAACTGCCGAAAAGCGTGAGCGATGGTGTCAAATCCGGAAAATATCAAATGGCCGAAAGCGTTGATGAATTGAAACGCCTCATCGACTTTGACGCCGCTATCCAGAAGGCCGGATTGCAGGGGGTGGAAATCCCGCAAAGCCTATCCGCCAGCGTCAACAGCGGTCAGATATCTGTGTCAGAGGCCATTAACCGGATGAACAACCTTGCCAAGTTTGACAAAATGGCTCAAAAAGCGAAATCGGCAGGAGTGAAGGTGCCGAAAGAGCTGCGCAAAGGGATTGCCAACGGCACAATATCTGTGGAAACGGCGACAAAACGACTAAATAATGTCGCAAAGTTTGACCGGATTGCTCAAAAAGCGAAATCGGCAGGGGTGAAGGTGCCGAAAGAGCTGCGCAAAGGGATTATTAGCGGGACGATTTCCGTCAAGGCAGCAGCGAAACGGCTAGAGGGCGTTGCCAAATTTGACGCGATTGCGAAAAATGCAGGCGTAAGCGGCACAAAAACCGCAAAGGAATTGCGCAGTGGCATCATCAGCGGAAAAATTAGCGCAGAGGCCGCTTGTAGGCAACTGACAAAAGCAAGTGCGAAAGCTTTGAATCCAAACGGACAAGCGCAAAAACCTGGCGAAATGACTGCGGAGGAATACGCACAAGGCGCAAAACGGAAGTCGGGCGTTGCCCGGTCGGCTGGCCAGAGCGTAGGCAAAAAGGGCGTAGAGGGGGCTAAGAGCGGGTCAAGCGGGGCGTCCGGGGTTGGGTACAACCTCGCAGAAGGCTTTGCCGTCGGCATTGGCCGAGGAGCGTACTTGAGCAAAGCGGCTGGACGAAAAATGGCGGCTGGTGCCATCGCCGCTGCAAAAAAAGAAGCAGGTGTTGCAAGCCCGTCTAAGGTCATGCGCGACCAGGTCGGTATCCACATGGCAAGTGGTATGGCCGTCGGCATCCGCGAGGGTATCCCGCAGGCGGCTTCCGCTGCCGCTGATATGGTCAACGACACCGTAGATGCCGCAAACGCCGCCGCTGCGAAAGCCAAAATCGACACAAGCAAGCTGACCCTGTCCCCGGCGGAAGCCCAAGCCGCCATTGCGGCCAACATCGACAGCATGAGCGCTCAGGCAAAACTGGCGGTGCAATATGAGATGGATCGTCGTGCGGCCAGTGTGGCAGTCCAGGCGGCTGCTGCCCCCACGTACAACGACAGTCAGGTGGTGGGGTTGCTGGACCAGCTGCTGGCTGAGACCAAGGCAGGCAAGGTCATTCGAGTCAACCAGCGGGAGTTGGGACGCACCGTCCAGCAGTGGGAACGGCGCATGTCTAATGTCACAGGAGGGATGTAAGTGCTGACCATCAATGGCGTGAGCTACAATAAATATCTGACGGCCTGCACAGTGTCCCAGGTGACACGCAGCGAGACCGTTATCAACACCCTGGCCGGGACGCAGTACCCATACGGCACCGGCAAAGGGTACGAGGCGGCAATGACACTGTCGCTCGTCCCGACAGATGTCGTGCGCAGCCTGACCCATGCGATCACCGGCGCAGGGACGACGTTCGTGGCGTCCTTTTTGGGCGGCGGAGCGGAGACTATTGGCCGCACCTGCAGGGCGTCCAATGTGACTACGGTGCTGCAAAACGTAGTCGATGGCGGACACTGGACGGTGTCTTTCACCGTCATCACCGTGGACTAGGAGGCAAAGAGATGATTGAGACCAACGCGGCCTGGAAACGGATCGCAATCGACCCGTACCACCACACGACGTTTGACTTGACCGTGGACGGGCGGAAGATCCCGCCGGACAGGATCGCGCTGTCCCCGGAGATCACATCGGCGCTCTACACCGACCGGTGGAGCGTCGGCAACGTGGCGTCCAGCTGCCTGACGGTCACCTACCTGCCTGACCCGATGGTCACCAGACCGAAAAGGGCGGCGAAGGTGCAGATGAGGTGCACCATCTGGCCGAGGGACGGCGACTGGGTGCTGGCGGATGAGTCCGGACAGTCCATTGTGACGCAGTCTGGTCAAGAGATTTGGCTGATGGACACCCAGACCATCACCATCGGCACCTGGTACATCAACACCAGAGCGACGGATGCCCGAGGCTGGGTGACGCTGACCTGTTATGACAAGATGCTCCGTCTGGGCAAATACACGGTCAAGAAGGCAGCTAAAAAGCACGGCGTGAAGCTGTCGTATCCGGTGGACATGTTCCAACTCTCTGCCCTGGCTGCAAAGGTCACAGGGCTGGCAGAGCCGTCCCTGGAGGACGCTTGCGGATTGGAATTTACCAAGGATGACGTTGAGGAACTGACCGTGCGGGAAGCGCTGGGCTATGTAGCTGCCGCAAACGGGGTGAACCTGGCAGCTGACGCCGATGGGACGGCAATGGTGGCGCTGCATTATGGCAGCTACAATTATGACGGCCCGTATATCTACACGTCGGGAGACGATACCCACGAGCTGGTGGACGAGACCGGCGAACGTATCGTGTATTACGACGAGGACTCTGCAGCGGTGTTTTTGGAGCCCTCCCGCATGGCGGAGCTGGACCTTGGCGAGACGCTGCCGGAGGTCACTGCCGTTGAGGTCAGCGGTCCCGACGACGACGCAACATGGACGGCAACAGCCGATGGAGTGACAATGCTCGGCACGACGTACACAATCGACTGGCCGCTCTCCTGCGGCAGTCAGCAGGTGGCGAACCAGATGATTGACGCCATCGGGTATTTTGCGTATACGCCCTGGGACGCTCGCAGCGTTCTGCTGGATCCCAGCGTCCAGGTGGGCGACATTGTAATTGTGGACGGCGTGGAGACTGCCATCTCGGACATCACAGCCACTTGCGGGGGCACATATGTCGCAGACTGTGGGGCGGCTGGCGACTATGCTGCTGCCGAAGAGCTATAAGGAGGTATTTATGGCAAAACGGATTTGGGAGTTTTCGGCGCTGAATCAGATCAGTGACGATACTAAGTTTTTGGTGAGCCAGGGCGAAAACACGCGCGTTGTCCCCGGCTCGCTCATCAATCAGATTGCTGCCCGCATCGACTCTATCATTGCAGGCAGCACGACAGAGGTTAGCACCGCCGAAATTGCTGACGCCAGAGTGCAGGCGAACGGCCAAACGGCGACGTCTCTTGGCAACGCGATCCGGTGGGTATACAACGCGCTGCTTACTGAAGAGCATGCGACATATACCGAGTTTGATGGAGGAGTCTTGTCGGGCGAGTCGCTGACGGTGACCCAGAGGCCGGGACTATGTTTTATCAGCGGCACACTGACCCTGTCAGACAGAATCTCTAATTGGACAACCATCTTGGGCAGCTCGGCGATTCCGGCCCCCCAGCACGGAGAACTGGTGCCGTTCGAGGCATCCCAGTGGGGGACAAGTTACGCCAGACCCTTGCGCGGGAAGGTCACGCCGGACGGTGGGCTCCAGCTGGTCTATGGCGCTGCGGGGAGCTATGTAATCAACGTAGTCTACCCAATTGGTTGAGTGAGGTGAACCATGGACAAGCGTACACGAGCAAAATTCACGACGCTCGCAAAAAGAGTGAATGAAGCGAGCGGCACAGCTGCGGACTTAGCTACAGCTAAGACCGATATTGAGAACTTGAAAACCTCAAAAGCAAACATCGAAGATTTAACTGCAGCAGCAGGGAGAATTGATGTTTTGGAGGCCGAGAGCGCCTCTGTGAAGCAGTTGGTGGCAGGTAAGGCGAGCGTTGCAGACTTGACCGCAGCCACCGGCAGAATTGATGACCTGGAGGCAGACACGGTGTCCCTGGAGCAGGCGGTGGTTGAGAAGGCGAGTATTGCAGACCTGAACGCCACCAATGTGGAAATCAGCAACTTAAAAACCGATAAGGCTGACGTGGACCTACTGAACGTGGTCAAGGCGACCATTGAGGACCTGCTTGTGCGGGGCGGTATCATCACGGACAGTCTGACCGGCGTGGAGATCAACGCCACCAAATTTTTGACCGGCGTCACCATCATCGGCGACGTCATCAAGGCGGGGACGCTGGCAGCGAACCGCATCATTCTGACCGGCGAAAACGGACTGATCTACGAGTTGAACGTCAATGCTGGGAACCTGACGGCGTCCCAATTGACAGAGGAGCAGTATAAGCAAGCACTTGATGGCAGCGTGCTGGTGGCGTCGTCCATCACCACGGACAAGCTGGCGGCAGGGTCCGTCACGGCACAGGTCATTGCCTCCGGGGCAGTGACAACAGATAAATTGGAGGTGGGCGCCGTGAAGGCGAAGCACATTGATGTCGATGATCTCTTTGCCCAGAACATCACCGCCACCGGCACCATCACCGGCGCGAAACTCATTGGTGCTGTGCTCAGTGGTGGTTCCATCGACATCTCCGGCACCTTCGATGGATACACGGGTGCCAGCGAAGGATATATCCGAACATTAGGTGATGAAAGCGGAAGTCCGCAGTTGATTTTGGGCATGGGTGAGAATCGGATCAAAATCACAGATGATGCGATGGAAAGCATCGTATTAGATGGGCCGATGATCTATATTGGCGCACCTGGGGGGGCAAGCGACACCACAGTATACAACCTTTGGGTGCAGGGCGACGTGTCCGCAGACGGCAAGCACAATACCTACACCAGCTTTTCCGGCGGAGTTCTGTCGTCCGGGTCGGTAACGGTGAGCAAAAAGCTGGGGATGTGCTACATCAGCGGTACGCTGACCTTATCCAAGAGCATCCGCGCCTGGACCACCATCCTGTCCAGCTCCAAGGTCCCCGCACCGCAGCACGGAGAACTGGTTCCGTTCGAGGCATCCCAGTGGGGGACGAGTTATGCTCGGCCGCTGCGCGGGAAGGTCACGCCGGACGGTGGACTCCAGCTGGTCTATGGCGCTGCGGGGAATTACGTGTTTACTATTGCGTACCCGATCGACTAAGGAGAACATATGGAAAGCATCATCGTAGCGCTGATCACCGGCGGCCTGTCGCTGATCGGCGTCATCATCACCAGCCGGAGCAGCGGCAAAAAGGTGCAGCAGCAGTTGGAGATTGCCCAGGCTGTCACCGATACCAAGATTGAGGAACTGACCAGGGAGGTTAGGTATCATAACGGGTTTGCCGAGCGCCTCCCTGTGTTGGAAGAAAAAATGAAAGTCGCCAACCATAGAATTGACGACCTGGAACACGGAAAGGAACATAGCCATGAAGAATAAAAATTGGTGGAAAGCAGCAGGCTGGCGTGCCCTGCGCACGGTAGCCCAGACCGCCCTTGCGACCATCGGCACGACCTACGTGCTGACCGACGTAGACTGGCTACTGGTGCTCAACACGACCGCCCTGGCGGGCATTTTGAGCGTGCTGACCAGTATCATCAAGGGCATCCCGGAAGTGGACGAGGGGGAATAAACTATGGCACTGAAAGGCATCGACGTATCTGAACATCAGGGCGTCATTGACTGGGCGAAGGTGGCCAAGGATGGGGTGCAGTTTGCGGTCATCCGGGCTGGCTACGGCCGGGAACTGAACCAGAAGGACAAGCAGTTTGAGCGCAATTATGCGGGAGCAAAGGCTGCTGGTATCAAGGTGGGGGCTTACTGGTACAGCTACGCCGACAGCGTGAAGCGGGCGGAGGAGGAGGCCAGGACCTGTCTCAAGGTGCTGGAGGGCAAGACGTTTGACCTGCCCATTTTCTTCGACCAGGAGTACGAAAAATCCATCCTGGCGCTGAGCACCAAGACGCGAACGGACATCGTGTTGAAGTTTTTGGAGACAATCAAAGCGGCTGGGCGCAAGGTTGGCCTGTACAGCTCCACCAACTTTATCACCACCAAGCTCCAAGCCAACCGCCTGACCGCCTACCCCCTGTGGCTGGCTGAATACGGCTCCAAGCTCCACTACACCGGCATGGTGTGGGCGTGGCAGTACACCAGCAAAGGCAGAGTGGCAGGCATCAAGGGCAATGTGGATTGCAATCACGGGTATTTTGAGCAGACCAAAACTACAAACACCGACCTGCTCCGCAAGGGAGATAAGGGCGACGACGTCAAGCTCCTCCAGCACCGGCTGAACATCCTGGGCAGTCAGCTCGCCGAGGACGGCATCTGGGGCGTCAAGACCGACCAGGCCGTGCGGAATTACCAGTACAAGGCCGGTCTGACCGTGGACGGCATCGTAGGCGCAAAAACCAGGGCGGCGCTCATCCGAGACGCAATCCTGGCTCGTGCGGCGGAAATCGGCCAGTACATGGTCAAACACAAGTGGCACTATCAGGATAAGACCTACCGCGCGAAATCCACCTTTGACGCGACGCGGAAGTTGGAGCACCCCGGCGCTACCTGCTCCCACTACGTATCCTGGGTCTTGCAGGACGTCGGCTTGCTGACGGCTGGCAAGCGTATCAGCCACGACAACGGCAAGGTCACCGGTACCGGCAACCTGCTGGGCTGCCAGGTTATCCAGGCAAAGGGCAAGCCCTGGGACAAGCTCCCCGATCTGCGGCCGGGGGATGTGTGCGTGTGGGAGAGTAACCTTGCTATCTATGCCGGTAACGGCAAGTGGTATGACGCAGGTGGGCCGTTCCGCGCCAACACCAAGGACGGGAAATACACCGACATCGGCCCCATCGCACCGTACTATGACCGGACAGAGCCGGTCTATTACCTGGTGCGGGCGAAGAGCTGAACAAAATCCCCGGTGTGCAAGATAAGTGACCAGAAATGTCATGTGCACCATTCTATCATCTCCTTTTGACAGGGCTGATTTTGGCGTTCATTTGGTGCTTATTCGGGCGAAAACGCAGCGTAATACAGAAAAGCCTACGGCATAAGAAATGACGGAAACCGTTGCGGCGCAACGTGTTCCGTCACTCTGCGAACGCACACAAAACATGATACGTAGTTTTCGTAATCAGCAGGTCGCCGGTTCAAATCCGGCCAGTAGCTCCACAAAAAACCGTGTAATCCCAAGGGTTACACGGTTTTTTTCATTTCTGCACATTGGGCGCAATCGGTGTTTTGGTGCTTATTTGGTGTTTACTCTGCTTTCTTCACCGCAACAACATCATCGAATCGGTCGAAGGTCTCCATAGC